CAGGCACATTCGATACTACTGCCGTCAGCGACGCCCCTGAACCAACCCCCGTACCGCCACTCAGCGTGATCGTCGGCGCATCGCCAGCAATATAACCAGTGCCAGGGTTGGTAAGTGCAATCGAAGTCACTTGACCGTTCATGACGGTCGAAACAAAAGTAGCGCCCGAACCGTGACCTCCCGATACGACAACCGTTGGCGGAGTTTTATAAGCCTTTCCAACGTTAGTTATAATAACTGTTGGCCCAATTCCACCTGCTGGAAACGTTGTTGTGCCATTCCACAGCCAATAGCCGTTAGTCTGGTTGGAAACGATTATGAGGTATTGCTGCCCCCACTGCGTGATCCCCTGGTTGAGTACCGATGGATTTATAATCGAACCGGCCGTCAATATCGTCGTAACCGCAAGCGTCGTCGTGTTGACCGCGACCACCGAGCCGTCGGACATGAACACGACGCAATAGGGCGTAGTCCCGATATTGAAGAAATCAAAGAATACGATCGTCAGCGAATCGGTTCGCGTGAAGATCGCAGTGCCCACGCCCCACAACGTACGAAGCTGCCGCAGGCCAACACGGATGAAGCCGTCGATCCAATAGCATTTTTCGTCCGGCACGCCAGTCCGGCCACCCGACGTGTCGAGGCCCATCCACTGGTCATGGATAAGGGGTTGTGGTCCCGCGGGGAGATACGGGTTGGACTGCTCTTGAGCCGCTTGCTCGGGCTGTTCGAGGGACATTTAGTAAGTCCAAGTCCAATGCACTTTCGATCGTCTGACCATCCAACTTCCAACTAAATACATTACTCGCCGCCAACGTGGATACGAATACCAGCGAACCAAAGACTCTCGATTAAGTCGAGCATTCAAATCGCGAAACCGCTGAAACATAGGGTCTTGCCCCTTTGCGTGCTCGCCAAAAGAACCCATATCAAATTCTCCCATAGCGATTGGGCGCGCGTCCCACCCGCGCGTAGTTGCTGTAGCGCAGCAAGTGCATGTCAAACAGTTCAAGGTAGAACTTAGCCGCGTTGAAGTTGGAAAGGTCTAAAAAGCAAAGATGAGCAGCAAAATATTTAACGGCTTCCGTCCATGGATCAGGAATGATCTCAACGCTCAAATTAGTCGTCAAATCCTGCGGCAAGCACAAACAATCCAGCTCGTACTGGTACGCCTGCGACGGCAACGGATAAACAAATAGACTTCCCGCCGTCCCCTGACCAAATTGCGCCGCGAACGCGGGCACATATTGGTACTGAAACGGATATTGTCTTATCATAGCCTGATAGTCGGAAAACGCCGCGACGTAAAGCGTATAGCGATAATTCGCATAAATCACCGACACCGTGCGCGCGTAGTAGATCGCCCCCACGCCGGGGAACGCGCTGAGATCAACATCGGCGTAATTGTAGACTTCGAGTCCCTGGCTAAACTGCGTGGTCGCCGAGAGCACGGCCGTCGCCGTCGCCCCCGTACCTCCGCCGCCCGAGAACGATATCTGCGGCTGAAAGTAGCCATAGCCGCCGTAGGTGATATCAACCGTAGTGACCTTCCCACCACTGATCAGCGCCACCGCCGTCGCCTGGCTGCCATTGGGGAACGCCCCCATGCCTGAAGGAAAATCAGGCGCCGTGATCGTCACTACCGGAGGGCTGGTGTAACCCGACCCGCCGGCCGTCACGCTCGCCGACACGATCGAGCCCGAGATCGGCGTGAGCACCCGCACGCATTGTGCGCGCATCGCAACCTCACGGCGCGCAGTGTTGACGTGGTCGATCATGTCGAGCGGGTTGATCGACTCCTGGCGCACATCGCGCAGGAGGCGAGTTGTGTCCTTCAAATAGGTGTTTAAGCTTGCCACTCACTCACCTATGCGGCAATAACGGAAGCCCGCCACTTATCAGACACGAGATCACAGCAAAGGCGAAGTAAATAACAAGAATCGCTACAAATGCCCACAACGCGATCTCCAGAATGCGCGCCACTATAGTGCCCGCTCCACCAAGCTGTCCCAACACAAACGGCACCAATAGCTTGAGGATCGCCACAACAGCGACGATAACGACCACCCACACCAGCAACTGCTCAATCCACGCCAGAGAGAAACACGCCATGTAAACACCTCATCCGTTCGCTGCCTTTTGCAGCCCGAGCTTGCTCGTCAGCGTTGGGTCAAGCGCTTGCTCGTACTGATAGCGTAAAACCGACGGATTCGCGAACTGGCGCGCGCGCCCCATAAACGTCTTGTATTGCCCAAACAAACGCTCAGCATCCGCAATTCGCGCGTTCGTCTGCGCCGACATGAGCGCAAGATACGCGGCAAAAAATGGCGCCGCATCCGTCCACAAATATGGGATCGCTTCCACGTCGCCGTCGGCCGCGAGCTTCTGCGGGTAGCAAACGCAGTCGCAGCTGAGCGTGTAAACCAGGTCGGGAGGAGGATCGAGGTAGAAGCTGCCTGACGCACCGCTCCCCGTACTCTGCCCGCTCGACCCTTGCGCGAACTGACTCCACTCAACCGGCGGACCCGCCTGCGGCTCCGGGTTGTTCAACGAGAACAACTCGAACCACGGCCACGCTCGCGACTCAACACGCTGAAAGCCGTCGCCGACCGCATAGCGCACCGACCGGACGTGAATCACACCCTGCACGCCCGTCGTCGCCGCGACCCCGACATTGATGGACGAGAAGTTGTAGGCCCGCTGCCCAATGACGGTCGAGATCGTGCCGATAGCACGAACGCATTCACCCTCGCCGGCGAGCTGCCCGCGCGCCGTGTTGATCCATCCCGTGAGGTCGGACGTGGCGTAAAGTGGCGACGGCGCCGCCGGGTTCTGGAGAAGCTGCTGTGTCTGAAGCAAATATTGGTTGAGCACCGGCAGTCCTCCCGCCGATCACACGCGCCTCAAAATCGGGTTGGCAGGTGTCGAGCGCTCGGCGTCCAGCACATGATACGACTGCGACCCATCAGGGTTCAAGCACAGCAGCGGCAGATTGAGCCGCTGCGCTCGCGCCATTGCCCCCGGCGTCGCGCTCGAGTCGGGCAGCGTATGCACCTTCTGACCAAACTTCTGCATGGCCCCGGCGCCCGTAATTGCGAGGCTGTAGGTCTCAGCCACGCTACGCCGCCGGCTGGATGATGCACACGTCGGGCTTGGAGCCCATCGTCAGCGAGATGGTGCTGGTGCCCACGATGGTGCCCGTCGTGGCCGTGACCGGATCCGCAATCAGAAGAGGTAGGGGCGCCGCAAAGAACAGCCCACTATCATAAATCGTCCCGACCTGAGCCGCGAGCGTTCCAGCACCGGTGACCGAGAGCGCAATCTGCGCCTGTCGTGGCCGTGCGCGAAGGAAGAGAAAGTCCTCGCTGTTGGTGAACGTGCCTTGCGGCGGATAGCCGCCAACGGTCGTCACGTAGGCAAGCGAACCTGCGTCGCCCGCGATCGTCGAACCGCCCACCACGGAAGCGGCCGTGACGGTCTGGAGCATGACCGGATTAACGCTGCCCGACGTACCGACGCCCGACACCACCAACGAGATATTCGCCGGATTCGAAATCGGGTTGCCGGGGTTGGTGCAAAGCAAACCGGTGAGCGAACCCGACGCGCCAACCGTGAACGTGATAGTGCCGAGCGTAATGCCCGTCACGAGGTTCGGATCGGTCGGATTCGGCAGGCACACCGCATTGAACGTCGTACCGGTGTAGCCGGCGCCCGGATTGGTGAAGGTGAAGCCGCTGACAGTCCCGCTCGAGATCGTCGCGTAACCCGACGCCGCGATGCCGCCAACACCGTTCGGGTTCGACCCCGCCGGCGGCGGGGCAGGAATCATCACGATCGGCGGCACGCCATAGCCGGCGCCCGCATTGGCGGTCACGATCGTCGCCGTGTTCATCGACAACTGGCCGCCAACGATTGGCTGCCACGTCGAACCGCCACCACCGGTCACCGCGACCGTAGTGGACGCCTGCACGTAGCCCGAACCGGGCGCGATGATCACGCCCCACACCGGACAGCCAAGCCGGTTGGCGATGCGCAGGTTGAAGCCGTCGCTCTTGACGTAGTAAAGCCCGTCGTTCCACGCCGCCGCGGCAGCCATCGCCCACACGCCGGTGACGGGATCGAGGAACTCCAACACGAGGTACGAGCCAAGCGAGATCGCCCACGTACCCGCGGGAATCGGGATCTGGTCGCCAGCGTTCAGCGTGATCTTGTTGCTAGGCGCGTCGAGGGGCGAATTTGCCAACTCGCTGGGATACAAATTTTGCGGCAGGGCGAATCCCAGGCCGGGTCCTGAAAGGGGAGCGGGCACTAGCTTACCTCCTTAGAACGAAGCACTGGACGCAGACAGATTGTAGCCCCAGAAGCCCGAACTGGACTTGGCCGACACGTAGTCGTAGCCGACCACCACGACGCCCTGCTGCCCAATCTGGCCAAGCGGCACCAGCGAGTAGAAGCCGGAGAAGTCGAATGCGGCATCCTCCGACAGGTACATCGCCGTATACTTTACGTTGACCCCGAACACGTTGCCCTGCGGCACGAAGTGATCAGCAAAGATCGGTACGCCCGACACGATGAGGTTCGGAAACGACGACCTGATCTCAATGTCCTTGCTGCCGGCTCCCGACATGCCGGGATAAACAACCTGCTGCTCGTTCCCGATGAAATCCTTGTTGAGCGTCGCGTAATCGCCGGGCGACATGACCACGAAGGTCGGCGCTTCGCCGCCCGCATTGTTCGTGACATAGGCAAGCAACGTGGACATGGTCGAGCGCGTGAAGCCGACCGTGCCGAGGTTGAACGTGCCCGACCCGAGATTGATGTACTGACCCTTGAAAGCCGAGTTGCCCGCGGCCGTGCGCGAGATGCCCCCGTAGGTCGGGAAGTTGGTCCCGTCGTCGAACGCATCCTGCATCGAGTTCGGGAACAGCGGATTCGACGCGTTGTTCGTGAACGACAATCGCGCCATGTTCTGGCGCGTTACCGCGAACACGTCGTTCATGCGCGCCTTGAGAAGGCTGATCTCGCGATCGGTCGCCTGCAGCACCGTCTCACCGAAGGGGAGCGGCACGGGCACGACCCAGTAAGCGAGGTTCCACTGGCCGTTCTGAATACCGGGCGTGATAACGGGTGAATTGAAGCCGCCGCCGTAGCCAGTAAATTGACCCTGCACCATGCTTTGCCCTTGCATTGGTACAGTGATCTGGTTGAGGCCGCCGGCCGCGCGCTGCGCGTTACCGGTCATGTAGAAAAGGAAGGGGCTTCCGAAGTAAATTTGTACAAAGAGTCGAGGGACGAAAGCCCTGCGCATTACAGCCGAGAGTTCATTATAAAGGCTGCCTGCAGCCGGCGCAACGCCAATACCAGGAAGTGGCAAACTAGCCTCCTCTACTTATTTAGCGTCGCGCTTGTCCGCGAATTTCGCTCAACGCCTCGCGCGCAAGCTTGTCCACCACGGGGGTCGACTCGCCGTGCGACTCGATGAGCTTCTTGAGGTCCACCTGGTCGTCGGCCGGTGGCGCGAGGAAATCCCACGGACCCGAGCTGGCGCCGGTCGCTACCGGCGTCTGCGGCGGGTGCTCGCGAAGGAAGTGCGCCCAAGCGATCTTCGGCTTGGTGATGCCCTCCTCCTCCATGATCTTTCGCACCGCGGCCTCGCCCTCGGCGAGCAGGCCGTGGTTCCGACGCAAATCCTCGAAGTCGCGCTCGATGCCGGCGCTCAACTCAGAAAGCTTCTTCTCTTGCTCGCGCGCTGCCTTCTCGTCGGCAAGCTGCTTCTTCAGTTCCTCGACGGAGGTTTGGAGCGGCGCCACGCGCTGCTCGAGCGGATCAGGCTGATCCAGCTCGGGAATCTCGGCCTTCGGGTCGAACGCCTTATTGGCCTCGAGCAGCTTGCGCCGCGCGACGGGATTCTTCATCCACGCGCCGATCTGCTCGCGCAGCTTGCGGTTGGCGCGAACTTCCTCTTCATCGACCTCGATGAGCGCCATCACTTGGTTCCGATGCTGCTACCCGCATTCGGGATATGGGAGATGGTCATGGCGGGCGACGACGCCTGCGCCGGCAAGTGCGACTTGCGCCCCTGGATGTCGTCCGACTCCATGTCAACGCGCACGATCTGCTCGTCCGACTTGGGAATCGACTTGGCGGGATTGTGAAAAAGGTCCATTTGCTCAACTCCTCAAACAGCGTGACCGCGGCGCGGCCTCGTGACGTGTTCGACCGACCGACCGGACAAATGCTGTTCGCCAGACAAAAGCGGCGTGCCGGGCAGCGTGTCCTCGCGCACCATGGCAGTTGCCGTGTTCTCGTACTTGGGCGGCATCTCGTCCTTGCACTTGAAAATGTCGGTCATGCAGCCATCCCCTGCTGCCCGCCAGGCTGCTGACCTCCGGCACCGCCCTGCTTGAGCGCCTGCATCTGCTGGTTCGCCTGAGTAGCGCGCATCATGGTGTTCTCGGCCATGCTCTTCTGCCCGGCCGGCGTAACCGACCCGGGCGGCACGTGCTTGGCAAGCGAGCCAAGCGCCTTGAGCACCGCGGCACCCGCCTCGGACGTGGCACCAAGCATTGGAACGAGTTGCTGAAGCTGCTCGACGATCATGCCGAGCTTCTGGAGTCCGGCGGCCTCATACCCCTTATTGGGTGTCGGGCCCGTCGCCGACGACACACCCATGGGAGGAGCTTGCGCTTGAGCGCCGCCGGGCATTCCAGCTTGCGGGGTGACGGGCACGTTTTGGCAGCCTGTTTACTTGCGCCGGCCGCGTCGCCCACGCCGATTATACGTCAGCATAGTGACTCTCCTGGTTGCGCGTGGAACTATTCCCACGGTTACGCTCAAGAATCCTCGCTGCCCTTGTGAATCTCAATAGACTTTGTTATGGAAGTTCTAGGAAGTGCTAGAAAGTTTCGACTATGAACCTCATGTGCATGCTGTTCGGGCACAAAATGTCTGCCGTCCCTAGACTGATAACCGCCAACGTCGGAACGTACTTGGCCTATTGCTGCGAGCGCAAAAAGCGCGACGGCACAACCGCCTGCTTTCACCGCGTACCAGCAAGCCAGAACGACGCAACACAAATGACAGAACAAGCCCGCTACACTGAATGGGCCGGGCGAAATCATGACGCCCACTGACCAATTCCTCGATGTCAGAGACTGCGCCAGAATTCTCAAAATGAGCACGCGCTTCGTCTATCTCGCGCTACGCTCGGGGCGAGGACCGCGCTACCAGCGCTGGGGAGGCGCGCGAGGCCGCTACCGGATACGCTACTCCGACCTGATGCGATGGGCGCAGCGATCGAACGGAAAGGAACGCTGATGTACTGCCTCACCATCTGCTTCGGACCAGCCGCCACGACGTGGGCGCTGATGTTCAAAACGAAAGAAGAAGCACAAACTCAGTATGATCACGTTACCACTGTTTTAGAAGAAACGGACAGCAACCGCGTCGTACTGACAGACGACTTTGGACAACGAACTAGTCTCGACAGCAATACTGTTCATGGCGTTATGCTCGAAGACCTCAGCCTCAGCAAACTCGCCCACATCGAGCGCGCGCTCCATCAGGCACGCATGCAGGCAGAAGGACAAAAAATGGCGCAGACCGACCCGGCGCTCGTGCACGCCGCGCGAGGGCCAAACATCATCTCGCCGATGATGGGAGGAAACGGGAGATTTCCTACTTAGTGCTTTCCTCCCCCCACCTGCCGCAGAAGTACCTTCTCACCAACCTCGGGATGCTCCTGCATGAGCTTCTGCATGAACTGCGCTTTCTCAACCTTGCGCTCACGCGCCGCCATCTTGGCCGCTTCCTTGCCAGGATAGTGCATGTTTTCAAGCACGTACTCGTCGTCCACGATACCCGATTTGTGCGAGGAGAAAATCAGCTGCTCAGTCTCGCTCGCGAAGATCGGGCTGGAACTGTGACTATCCACCGTCACCCGCCAGTCATCAGGCAGCTCCGATAGAAGAAAGCGCGTCTCATCACATAGCTGGGGCGTGTCGCCGTTCGTCCAGTAGAACCGCCCGTCCTTCGCCTCCATGATCGACAGCGTGAGATCGGCCGAATCGGCGCACTGCCGTTCCACCAGAAGCGAGCGGTCACGCAACGTCGGCGAAGCCGTCTTGACCAGCGTATCAGCGTGCACGCCAGCCCGCACACCAGGCTCGCCCTGCCCGCGCATAATCTCGGGAAATGACCCCAACTCGTTGATCTTCTGCTCAAGGTGCTGGATCATCGGCAGCAACTCGGGCGGAAACTTGGGAGTCAGATCCTTGATGTCTGAACCTTGCCCCTGGTTCAAATAACCGGCAAGCCGCGCCTGCGAGTACAACTCGTCCGTCATCCCCGACTCACCGATAAACCCCAAAAACTTGTCGATCTGCGCGCCCATGAGACGCCGCGCGTCGGCATACCACTCCGCTAACAGCCCCTGCGGCTCGATCAAATCGGTCAGCTCGCTGCGTCCCCAGAACCAGTTCGTCACCTCGTTGGGCTGAATAAGCCGATAAGGCTGAAGCCGGGAATCCTTGATCAGCAAGTTCGCCCTGGCAAATCGCGGCGCGATGACGATGTCGGGATCGACCATGATGATGGTCGTGTAATCCTTCTCGTCCTGCACCCACAGCTCGTGGACCTTGACAACGGGCGCCATCACCTGCGGACCCATGACCGCATAGTTCGGATCGTTGCCAAGCTGCACGATCCCGCCCGGCGCCGGCTGCGTCGCCCCCTGGAGACCGGTGTTGATCTGCGAAGCCGACAGAACCTGGTGAAAGTAGCTCGTCATATCCGACATCGACGAGCCGGTCGCCGCATGCGACTCAATGCGAGCATAAAGCTTGTCCGCGTCCGGCATGTGCCATATGCGCCGCCACACCTCGGCCAGCGTCATCATGGTCGTCTCGCACAGCGCGATCTGCTTGTTGATGTCGTTCTCGGCCTCGTTATAGACGCCGAACTGCCACGGCAACACGAGCTTCTGGTAGTATCGCGACGTCTCATTCTCGCCCTCGACCTGCACGAACTGCTTGAGAATGGCGGCGCCGTACTTGAGCGCCTCAAACACGCCGAGCCCGAACAGAAGGTCCGTGTTACTGCGATCCCACTGGCGAGTCAGCACGCGCGCCGCCACCTTCGCCCGTTCCATCTCGCGCTTGGGGTAAAGGTTCTCGTAGTCCAGATCGAACTTAAGCTCCACGGGAGAATAAAGATGCGCCGCCGACCGCTCCAGATGCTGGTGCATCATATTGACGAGCGCCTTGGTCCCGTCATAGCGACCCGTCTCAGTGATCGCGTTGAGAAGCCGGCACTGCGCCGCACGCGAGGCCGCGCTCACGCGGCACTGCTCGATCGTCTCGTTGGCAAAAGCGAGCAGCGCGCGCTTCTCGGTGGGAACGCGGAGCATCAGACTCGCCGCCTATAGCCGGGCTGCAGCACCTCATTAGCGGGCCGGTCACCCACCTTGTCCCACCCCATGCGCTCGGCGTGCGCACCACGAAGCGCGGTCTGCGTGCGCGCACCGGCATTGGGAAACGGTCCAGTCGCGACAGGACCGCTGTAGCCGAGTCCACTGTCACGCTGAAAACCGAACGGCGACTGCGGCGCTTCGACCGCACGCGATACTTCACTGTTCACGGGAACGGCCGCCACGTCGCCCTCGTGGCGCGTCGGCGCAAGATCAGTGATCTTGAGCCCCGACATCTCGGAGACGGGAACACCCGCCATCTCGGCCGCCATCTCGGCACGACGCTCCGACCCACGCTCCATGTCGCGATAGACCTTGTCGCTCGCCGTTGTCGAGGCGTGACGGATGAACGGTACGACTATGTCCTCGTCGTCACGATCGTGCCCCACATAGGCACCGCACAACTTGCAGTTCTTAGGCATCCCCTTGCAAGGATCCCACGCGAACTTGCCGCGGCAGTCAGGGCAGCGGAGACTAAACACCATTTCAAATGACTCCGGTGGCCCGCTCCTAAGCCAAGGTCACCCAGGGCTCAATCTCTCCATATAGGCAGAGACCAGCAAATAAACGGGCCGCCGCAATCATCTATAGCGCCACGACAACCTAGCCGCCTCCGCCTGCTGGCGCACCCTCGCACGCTGCTTCTCAGCAAAGAACGCCTCCAGCTTGTTCTTGTTGAACAATTGCAGAGCCCCCTGCATTGTCAAGGCCCGCCGCGCCGCCTCCGCCTCGCGCGTGAGCTTGCGCGCAATCAGGTTCTTCCTGATCTCCTTCTGCCAATAGTACACCATCAGGGCCGCGGAAACAGCCCGATCGTCCTTCTTGCCGCTCGGCGCCTCGATCGTGTCGCCATCCTGCGCAAGCGTACGCATCTCCTCGATGAGATCGGTCGAGCGTACGCGGAACAACCCCGAAATCACGTAATCCCGCAGGTGGTTCATGTACATGACCTTAAGGTTGGTGTTGGTCTTCATGTGCCAGTTCTGCCCCGCCGCCATCCCATCCGGCCGCGTGTAGATGAACGTACGCACGTTGCGGAATATATTCTTAAGTCCCTTCTCCTCGATCTCACGCGACTGGTAACCATTGTCGATCTGGTGCCGCAGACTCTTGATCTCATTGAAAACCGTCTGCCCGGGCCCATTCAGCTCGAGCACGTAGCGCACCTCAGACTTCTCGGAACCACCATACCAGCCCATGATCGCCGCGAGCATCCATGCGAACTGCTGCGGCGTCGGATGTGGCGAGGCGAACTCGGCCACCTGATCGATGCCATCGGCATAGCAACGCCCCACCTCGATCGAGGAACGATCATTGTGCTCGTTCTCCCCGAATGCAGTATCCACTCCCAAACAGTAGACGCCGTCAGGATCAGGCTCCTCCCACACCTTCATCTCGGTCAGCTTAACGGAGTTCGTCCGATGCACCATCATCCGGGAAAATTCGTCGCCGGGCGTGAAGTGATAGCGATCGAACCGATCGGAGGCGAAGTGATGATACTGCGCCGTGAGCTTATCAGCGGGGATAAATTGTGAGCCCGTGATCTGAAACGCCTCATCCTCGGTCCACGGCTGCTCCTGGATGCGGGTCGTCGAACCCTCGTACTCGGTCGTCGTGTCCGAATCCGTCTCGTAGACGGCCGTCGGATCCATCTTGCGCCTAATCCACGCGAGCTGCTCCTGAGTGATCTCGTGCCCGTACAACTCGCACACCAGCCTGATCTTGGCAACCTCGCGCTCAGTTGGCGGTTGCTCGCCGTAGCGCAAAAAATCAGGATCATCGCGGTCAATGCGCTGGCTGGGCTTCGACCACCACCCAAGAAACACGCAGCAGCAATGCGCCTTGTCCCTGCGCGCTTCCTCCCACATGTCCTGCCACTTGTTGGGACCACGCGCCGTGGACTCGTAGATGTAAAGCCGATCGGGATTGATATCTGACAGCGACTGCTCGAATGCCTCCAAACCTTCGTCGTTGTCGTAGGAACACAGCTCCGATAGGGTCGAAAAAGCGAGACCGATCGACCGACCGAGGGTACCGCTTGACTTGGACTTCTTGACGCCAGCCGACTTGAACAGAATCTTGGAGTTGTTCTCGAGCGTCAGCCCTTCGCGGTTGCCCTCGCCCGCCCCTTTGACCTTGGGAAACTTGATCGACTCGGGCAGGTCGCGGATCATCGCAACCAGCTCCTGGCGGGCGTTCTCACGGTTGGGCGCAGTGTCGAACACCAGCGCGCCAGCGAGGCCGCGGTGGATGCCCAGCATGAAGACTGTAAGGGCGCGGACGATGGTGGAAATACCAAGCTGGCGAGATTTCAGGACGTAGATTTTGTGAACATCCCGCTCCAGCGCGTCGAAAATCTCGGTAATGAGCCTGATCTGCCCGTCGTAAAGGTTCTCGCCCAGGCAGATGTGCCCGTCGTCCTTAGAATCGATGTATGCGCTGTTGAGGAACTGGTAAAAGGCGGCTTCTACAACGTCGCGCTTGCGCTTGGACCATCCTGGCATGCAGAATAGTTAGCACTACGCATCAGCGCTCTCAACCCACCAATCCCGCCCGCACGCTCGACACTCATAATTTACATCTTCATAACCGCCGCAACTTGATTCCCAATTGCGATACCACACATCATCGGACCCACATCTCCGACATTTGAAATCTGGATTTTCCGTCTTTGTCAGCTTCCAGCCGTCAGTAAATTCTCCTGGAACAGGACCCGTGTGCACGCTCACCTCCTCAAGAACCCCGCCTGATTCTGCCGCTGCTGCGCATCTAGAACCTGCAGCTCCGCATCGCACTTGGCCTTGAGCATCAGCCAGAACGTCATTCCGTCCTGCCGCGCGTCGAGGATGACGGTCGCGATCGGGTTGCCGCAATCCTTCGGGGGCACCACGACGAACGCTCCGCCGAACCCGGAAGCCACGTTGCGATCGATCTCCTCAGCAACGCGGAGGAAGAACTCCGCGTTGGTAGGAGGCTTGGGTTGCTCGTCAGTCACGCAACAAGTCTCGCTTTGTGCTTCTCAGCAACTTTTTTCAGCTTGCTCTGCACCCGCTCATCAAGCTTCGCTCCTTCTACTCCAAAACACTTGGCAATGAGTTCAAGGTAAACGCGGATATCAGCGATCTCATCGCGAATTTCCTCCTGCAAGTCGGCTCCGTCCCGCCACCGCTTCTTGATCATGTTGGCGAGTTCACCGGCTTCTCCGCAAAGAGCCAACGCAAGAAAACGTTCGTCCTCGCTGGCATATGCCGGAAACAAGTGCCCCGTCATCTTCTCGTGTAGATCGAACAAATCCATGACTTACCTCACATAACGGTGCGAATAAACGTTCTTCACCTGTGCATTGAGCGCCTGTCCCACCGACGGCGCGTTCGCGATCTGAACCGCCAGGTCTTCAGTTACGCCCGCGTAGGCGCTAACGCGACCATTTTGCCAGGTTACGAGAAGCTCACCAGCATCGCTGTCGTAGCCGACCTCAATGACGTGGGATGAATATACCGCCTGGTTCCAAGACATCTTACCGTTTCTCCACGTCCGTAAGTCGCCAACCTTCGATCAACGTGCTCTCAGGCTTGCCGCCACAAACCCACGACACTTCATAACAAACCTGTTGCGGATTGCGATAATGAACCGCCGTTACTACCCCGACAAGGTCTTTACAGCCGTCCACGTGGACACGATCCCTGACCGTAAATGCTGTTTCGATCTTGTGCACTAGCGCGCCATCCCATGTTCCTTGGCCGCGTCCACCATTATCTGGTGAACCAGGGGAAGCAGCACCTCGTCGGTGTCCTCGACAGTCTCGTCGGCGAAGAGTAGGAAGGGAATCTTAAGAAGCGGCCGGCGCGCGGGGTCGTAAAACGGGTTCCCCTCCGGCACACGCCACACCAGAACACGCCTGCGATCGCGATTGTGATCGCCCAGTGTCCTGAACTCGGCCTCCATCTCGTCCACGACGCCCGCCGAGCGCTGGCGGTTTATAGCTATGGCCTTCTCGGGCAGGCGGATACGTGCCCGGCGGTCGGAGTGATCGGCGAAGAACTGGGCGTCCTGGTCAACCATAGCGCTGTCCAACCATGCTGTCGCGCCGAGACCAATTTTCGTTCTCCAACTCCTTGATCCGCCTCGCCGCTTCCTGAAAAAGATCGCGCCAGTCAGCCGCTAGACCATCGTAGCTTTTAGCTCCTAGCGCGTGTCTTACGATCTGATCACAATGGTTCGACGCTACTTCGAGTCTCATCACGAGATCGCTCATATTTCGCTCTCCTGTGCCAGTCGCGTAATAACGCAATAGCATAAGGCCACCAGTCTAGTGGACTATCTCCCGTCCTGATGTCGCGAAAAAACTGCTCCGTTCTCACAACCAGCTGGTCAATCTGCTCGTCCAACTCGCTTCTCCAACGCCACCACTATATCCTTGAACGCGCTCGACCAGCTCTCACCCTGAAGCTGCCTGAAAACACGCGTTTTCGGCGTCCACAGCAGCTTCTCGCCCGCAAGACCGATTCGGTAATCTCGCCCGCCCCACGAATAGGGGATCCACGCTTCCTTGCCCACAAGCGCCGCGATATGCCCAAGGGCCGACTCGCAGCATATCACAAGGTCAAGGTCGCGCAGAAGCGACACCGTGTCGGCAACATCGCTGATATAGGGCGTGAGGTCGCGGATAAACCCCGCTGCCCCGGCATCATGCAACTCCTTGCCCTTCTCATCCTTTTGAAGCGAATAAATCTGCACACCCGGCACGCGCAATAATTCGAAGAACTGGGTTATCGGGATGTTGCGAAAGCGATCGATATCGTTCGCCGGCGAGCCTGACCACGCAATACCAACATGCAGCTTCCTATCAGGAACCTTCCAGGTACGCGGCATCCCAAAGACGGGTGCCTCGATCTGCTCCTGCTTGACGACCTCGGCGTTCGTCAGCCCGAGCGCGTAGGGCAAACTCACGAACGTCGTCCAGTAGTCGGCCGCCGGAAATGGCGCCGGCACCGGGATCAAGTTGACGTTCGGGAGATGCGCGAAAGCATGCGCAAAAAGACGCAAAAGCGCCGGCTGAATGAAGAGATGGAGATAGCGCGCGCGCTTGGCAGCGGCAGGCACAAAGCGTGCGAATGACAGCGTATCGCCCAAGCCCTGGTCCGCCGCCACGAACACGGTCTTGCCCGGCTGACCCGCCCACTTCTCGTAGGGGAACTTGAGGAACTGCGGCAGGCGCCACTCGAACCGGCGCTCGAAGTGCTTGAAACCGCGCTCGTAGTCGCCGTTGAACAGGCAGGCAAACGCAACCGCGATCTCGCAGTTGGCATTCTCGGGCGCGTCCTTGGAGCACAGCTCCCAGCACTTCTCGGCCGCCACCTGCATGTGGATATTGTCGCAGAGGTGAGACCGGATCAGCGACATGTTAAGCCAACCGAGAAAGTGGGTGTCGTCGAGCTTGAGCGCGGCATCGGTCGCAAGCAAAGCTTCGTCAGTACGCGCCAGCGAGTGCAGACGCCAACCGAGGTTGACGAGAGCGCGCACTTTCTCATCTTTCGTCATTTCGCACTGGAGGGCGAGCCGCCAGTTAGTTATCGCCGCCTCGTAGTGGTTGAG